TATATAATAATATAATTAAATGAATTTATATTATTATATTATTGCTGTAATTATTATTTTATTAGTATTACCATCAATTGATTTATCATTTATAAATCCATATATACCATCTTTTTTAAGAATGGAACAATTTAATAGCTCTAATTCATCTAGTTCATCGAATAAAAAAATTATTTTTACAGCATTTACGGCAGATTGGTGTCCTCATTGTGTAGATTTTAAAGAAAAAACATATGGTAAATTAGCAAATTATTTTGCAAATTCACAAAATATACAAATTACAAATGTAGATTGTACAAATGATAATTCTGGTAAAACAAGAACACCTGCAGGTAATCCAATCGAAAGTTTTCCAACTTTAATAATTAATACATTCAATGATGGTAAAATGAATGAAGTAATGTATGATGGTTCTAGAGATGCTGATTCAATTATTCAATATTTAAAAGGGTTATAAAAATAAACAAATATATAAATATATATAACTAATATATATTTATAGATGAACGTGTATTTTTCGGAAATTTTAATTAAAGATGTTAATCCAAATTGTAAAGCAATTTATAATAAACAAGATAAGAATAGATATCAAATTAAATTATTAAGTGTAAGATGTCCATTTGGTATAGAAGATTTTAATTCAAAATTATATTTAAATGTTGAATTAAAGAACGATAATCATGATCATCAAACAATGGCAAAAGATATTCAATTAATAGAAAATTATTTATTAAAAGATTCTAATAAAGAAAAAAATTCAAATATTAAAAATAATAAAGTTAACGACACACTTTTTAAAATGACAATTCCTCAAATAAACAAGAAAATTATAACGAAATGTTATAATAAGCAGAAAGAATGTAATATATATGATATTAAAGGAGCTACATGTGATATTATTGTAGAAATTAACACAATCTGGGAATTTGGAAATAAAATAGGAGTTCAATTTACTGTTAAAACAATTAATATTTTATAAATTTATTTCAAGTTTATTTCTTAGATTTTTTGACACTTGTTTTCTTGGCAGCTTTCTTTTTTGGTTTTTCCTCAGTTGTTTCTGCGGGTGTTTCTGTTTCAGTCTTATTTTCAGTAGACATTTCACTCTTTGCCTTTTTATTTTCTTCATATATTTTTCTACTTGTTACTAAGTCTAATTTGGAAATAATTTTTTTATCATCTGCATATTCTCTCATTTTCTTTGCTCTGTCTAAGTTATTGAGTTCAGGATTGTGTTCTTTAGTATACTTATATAATGCCATTTTCATTATACGAGCTTCTTCTTCGCTTTTACCTTCATCCATAAACATTTTGACAACTTCGTCATGGAGATTTGATGATTCTTTCATTTGTTCTCTTGATAATTCAGCATCTCTTCCTCCGTACATTTCAACTTCATATTCACTTAATGATGGTAATTGACGTGTTCCTCTTGCTATTTTAGAACCACCACTTCTTGAGCCACCTTTCATAGAATTAAATTGAGTTAATAATGATTTTACAAAAGAACTTGTGTCTGATAGAACTTGATCACCACCACCTCTCATTCCTGAAGAGTTCGAGTCAGAACTAGAACTTATATATGATGATGAATATGATGAGGAAGAAATATGTGATTCAGAAGAGCTTGAACCAGAACCCGATTGAGAAGATTCTGAACTATATGAAGATCCTCCAGATATATCAGAAACATTATCTACTGATACTTCTGTTGTTAATTCATTAATACGATTTAATTTTTTGATTGGAGAAGATGGTTTTATATCAACAGAAACTTCTGATGCAAATTGATTTAATGAATTATTTAATTTGAGTGGTTTCTTCCAAGCATTTTCAACAGAAACTTCAGAAGCAAAATTACTTAAATTATTAGTATTTCCACCTCTTATATTATCAATTGATATTTCTGTTGTTATACCATTTAAATTTCCACCATTTAAATTTCCACCATTTAAATTTCCACCATTTAAATTATCAACTGATATTTCTGTGGTGACGTTATTTAATTTGTTTGATTTTCCCCAAGCATTATCAATAGATATATCAGTTGATACTTCATTTATTTTTTTAGAATATCCACCACCTAATAAAGTAAATAGATTCATTTGATATTCAGACATTACTGATTTTGGTGAATTTGGTGATAATTGATCTAAACTAACTTTAGAATTTTGATCATCATTTACTACACTATAACCTCCTTTATTTTTGATATTTTTATCAGCACCAGCACTATCTAATATTTTTGCAATTGGTATTTCATTATTTTCAACTGCAATATGGAATGCAGTATTTCCATCTTGGTTTTGAGAATTTAATAATTTAGATTTAGTATCTGGATCCATTTTAGAAATTACATTAGAATATAATTGTATAGTTAATGGATCTTTATTTTTTACTAATTGATGTAATATAGTATTGCCATTATTGTCTGCTTGACTTAAGAAAGAACCACCTATAAGTTTAACGTCATTTGATACTTTATCTAATACTGTTAAAATATTCTTTACTTCTTCAATTGTATACATTATATATTATTTAAATATATATTTTTTTAGAAAAATATTTAATTCGAATAAATTTATCTATTCTAAATATATATATTATGTCAAACAATTTATTAATCGTTGCCGGAATAATCGTTTTAGTTGTTTTATATTACATGAGCACAGCTAAATCCTCAACATCTAACTCTGCATCAGCAAGTGCATCATCCCCCAAGAAAGAAAAATTTAGTTATCCTGATATCTCAGAAGGAATGGAAAACATGAGCTTAGATGTTGACGGAATAGAAGGATTCAATGCAAAAGTTGCTTCTGATGCGGTTACATCATCCCCTAAACCTGAATCAGTTATTAAATCAGCCAAATTAGGAAATAACTTTGGAGGTGGTAAATTCTCAACTGCATTAAAAGGATCATCTGGATCCGTTGGACCTAACACAACAAATGTTAATGGATTAGGACTCGGTGAAGGCGTACCTGACTTTACTCTCGGAGTAACACCAGTAATAAGTCAAGAAAAGAAAGCCAAAAAATTAACTGCAAAAGACTTATTACCTAAAGAATCCAAAGATGATTGGTTCGACATGCCTTATGATAAGAAACAAATGATGAGAATCGAAAATGAAAACTTATTAGCTGGCGCATCAACACAATCTAGAATCGGTATCGACACACAAGGACAAACACTCAAAAACGCATCATACGATTTACGTGCCTGCCCCCCAAATCCCAAATTCAACGTTGGTCCTTGGCTCGTATCAACAATCGAGCCCGATTACAACATCAAACCCATCATGTAAATTATTTACATTTTTACAAAAATTTTATATATATATACATTATATATATCAAATGGCTGAAGAAGATCCTGTAATTGATGATTTAAAAGAAATGATAGTAAATTGGTTATCTTTAGATGATAAAATAAAAGAGATCAATCTTGCTGTAAAAGATCTCAATAATGAAAAAAAACAATTTGAAGCATATATTTTAGATTATATGACAAAATTAAATAGACCAGCAATAGATACAACAAGTGGTAAATTAATTAAAAATGATACCAAAACAAAGAAAGCACTTAAAGAAGATATGGTTATTACAGCATTAACTGAAATTATTGGAGATAAATTAAAAGCTGCTGAATTTACCAAAATAATTTTTGATAAAAGACCAGAAGTAGAAAATACACGTTTAAAGAGAATGAATTTACAAAAGAAGAAGAAAAATATTTAATTATAGCCAACCCATCATATATCCCCAGCTATGATTATCAATAATAACACGAGGTTGAATTGGTAATACAAATGTAGGAACATAGAATTTATTTGTGAATGGATAGATATAAGGATCATACCAATAATATGAAATAGGTTCGTATACTAAAGGTCCTTTTCTTGGTCTATCAGATTTATCAAAATAATCACTTAAATCTTCATTATCATCGTCATAATCATTTCCTTTAACATATTTCTTTCCACCTCCATTTAATTTAGCATCTTGATTTGCTACTTTATTTAATGATTCTTGAAAGTGTTTAATATCTACTTTCGGATTCATTTCAATTTCTGTGATGGCATATGATATATTTGGTCCACCTTCTTTTTTTTCTTTAACTTGGAAATGTTTAAAGCTACTTTCAGAACCTCCAATAACTCTTCCATCTTTTGACATTCTTTTTAAAGTAAAATTAAAATCGGGCATACTATTTCCGAGATATTGAGATATTTCTTGGTAAGCTTTATTTGCTGCTTCTAAAGAATCTTTTCCTTTAAAATTTGTTTCCATTGATCCGATTATATAAGGATTGACTAATTTATAGCTAAATGTTTCTGGCATTTTATTGTTATATATATATATAAAGTAAATATAATTTTTTGAAAAATTCCATTTTCAAAAATTTTATTTTTATAGTAAGTTAAAAATTGATAAATTTAATATTTAAAGGATAATTATTAAATTTAATTATAAAATGAATAATACTTCGAATAGTAATCTAATCTTTAGAGTAAAAACTATACAATCACGAGTTATAAAGATTTTAATAGAATCATTAAAAGATTTACTTTACGAAGTAAATTTTATTTTTACTAAGGATGGAATTTCAATGAACGCAGCAAATACAAGTAATACTGCTACTATTTGCATGAAATTAATGGCAGAAAACTTTGAAGAATTTTACTGTAAGCAAAATAAGAAGATAGGCATTAGTATGAAATCCCTATATAATCATATCAAAAATATGGCAGATGATGAAACCTTAACATTTTATTATGAAAATGATAACAAATTAGGTATTCGTTTTGAAAATAGTAAAGATAATAGTGTAGCAGACTATAAATTAATTTTAATGGAAATTCCAGATTCAGACCAATTTGTAATCCCAGATTTTGATTTTACAATGATTTCAACTATTCCATCAGTAAAATTTCACAAAATTATTAAGGATTTAAATGTAGTTCACGATATGATTGAAATTAGATCAGTTAATGGAGTAATGAGTTTCTCCGGAAAAGGAGAACAATCCCAAGGTCAAGTTACATTAACTGAAGGTGATAAGGATGAGAATCTTAAATTTAAAAAGAAGGATAATAGTATATATCAAGGACGTTTCAGTCTAAAGAATATGATGATTTTATACAAGTGTACAAGTTTATGCTTGAATGTAGAATTATATTTACAAAATGACACTCCTCTATTTATCAAATATAATATTGGACGTCTTGGATATACATATTTAATCCTTGCTCCGGTTGTTGAAGATGTAACTAAATTACAACATGATATTCCTGTCGACGATGAAGAAGAAGAAGATTCATGATTCGATAAGTTTTAATCTTTCTTCTATTTCTTTATCTATTCTATATTTATGTTGAATTAATTTATTATATGTTGTTTTCCATTCAGAATAACGATCATAATTAATACCTGTAATTTTACTTTCATCCATTAAATTTTTATAAAATAATATTCTTTTTTGATAACGTTCTGAAGTTCTATATAATGAACTGATTCCATTTAATGTCCATGAATATTCGGGATCATATAGTGTATACTTTTTTATAGATTTTTTCTTCCAAAACATACATTAATAAAATAAATTATTTTATTAATAAACGTCTAGTACTCCGTCGTGTTTTTCTTATAAATAATATTATATCCAAATTCCTTTATGATATCATCATGTAACAATTTGGTTAGATGTGAATTAGAATCTTTATTCCAAATCTTAATAATACAAACATTAGAATTACGTAAGTTAATTGATAATCCAACAACTAATTTATTTGCTCTACTTTTTTCATCTTTAATAATAGTTTCTCCAACCATCATTGATGATAATTTAATCCATACATTAAATACATTTGAAATATCATTTAATTTTATACTCCATGACCCACCATTTCTATTAAAGGTGTCTTCCCATATTGGTAAAATATTATCTCTCATCAAAAAGAAGTGTTGATTTGTTATTCCTCCCAGACAATCGATATTATTATGTAAATCCCAATAATCTTTTATATTTTTTACATGAAATATTTTTCTATAACCATCTACGCGCCAGTTATTTAATTCATGATGATACCAAAGATTCCAATCAGACGCAAATTTCTTGAAATAACCCAATTTTTCTAATTCTGTTTTATTAAGAACATAGCATTCGGGTTTTTCTACATTTTGTTCTATCATATCCACCTTTTTTGATGCTTTTATTTTAACAATTGTATAATCTTCTTCATCATCGTCATCATAATCTAGTGCTTTAAATGTGTTACTACTCATAATATAAATATATAATAATTCTTTATATTATGTTCTTTAAAATCACTGATCTTTTAATTTGCCTATCTAGGTATTTTTATCTTGCAAAAAATTTTATTGATAATTATAGATTTATAGAATTAGAAATAAAACTTCACAATAGACCTCCAATTGGTTGGATGTATTATTATTATTTATCAAATTATTATTTCAATCGAATGATTGATTATGGAACTACTGGTTATTACCAAGTTTTATATAGAGATTCTAATACTATAAGAAGACATGTATTATATGGAACAGTTAAAGATGTTTTTGATTATACAAGATATGAAAAAAAACCAAATGAAGTAAAAATATTTATAAAATGTAATTTAATAATAAATGAAGTTAAATCAAGTATAAGACCCCTTATTACACAATACGATACAAAAACAAAATTACGAGATATAATGTATTATAATTTTTATGAGGATGTAAATAATTTAATGAATGACGTAGAAGTTGAAATTGGAAAAAGAATATATAATGTACGTGCAATGAATATGGATTTAACATTGGAGGATGCGTGAATTCTCTCGCTTTACTCACACTAATTTTTTTTACGAATTTTATTGTAAAATTCATAAAAAAAATTGTTCTCTCGCTTTACTCACACTAATTTTTTTTACGAA